GTCACTCGTTCGGCGAAGACTTTGCGCGCAAGGGGGACTTGTCTCAGTTTGTGCCTCTCGCTCAGCGCAAGGATTTAACCAAGTACGTACCATTTTTTGTAGAGCTGAGAAATATGCCCTACAAATCCCAAGAGCAAGTGCTTTTTTATTTGTTGGATAGGTTGCCTCGCAAGCGTGGCATGGCGTTCGATGCAACGGGCAATGGTGGCTATTTGGCAGAGTCAGCGGCTTTGAGATACGGCACCGAAATGGTGGCGCAAGTTAACTTAAACGAACCTTGGTATCGTGAGTGGATGCCAAAACTTAAGGCGCAGTTTGAAAGCCAGAATATTGAAATTCCAAGGCACGAGAATGTGCGCGATGACTTATGCCAAATTCAAGTAATCAACGGCGTACCGAAAATTGATAAAGGCAAAACAAAGGGTTCTGATGGTAAGCAGAGGCATGGCGATTTCGCTGTTGCTCTGGCAATGGCAGAGCGTGCCAGCTGGATGGAAGGCAGTGCCATCGAGTTTACCCCTATCCCTGCCAAAGCCGATATTGACGAAGATGACGAATACCACGCATTTGAACGCGGGGCATGGTGACTATGAATAAACGAATCTCAACCATTGTAGATATTTGGGGGCGTCCGATTGAATCAGATGTTTTTGTTGAGCCTCAAACGCAATCAGATGCTAAGTTGGGCCAGCTGCATCGACAATACGCCGACCACCCTTCATCAGGGCTAACGCCTGCGCGTTTGGCGTCCATTATGCGAGATGCCGAACAAGGCGATCTTAAGGCTCAGTGCGAGCTCGCCGAAGATATGGAAGAAAAAGATGCTCATATCCAGAGCGAAATAGGCAAGCGCCGCATGGCCTTGCAGGGTGTGGAGTGGAATGTGAAACCGCCGCGCAACGCTACCGCAACAGAGCAGCGAGACGCGGACATGATTCAAGAAGTTCTCGAAGATGCCACTTGGCTTGAGGATGCAATTTTTGATCTTAGTGATGCGACCTTAAAAAGTTTCTCCAATCTTGAGATTGAATGGGATTATCAGCAAGGCACGCATTACATCGAGAATGTGCACTATCGCGATCCATCTTGGTTTAAGACGCACCCAGAAAACCGCGATGAGCTGCGCCTCATCGATGGCAGCTATGAAGGCGCAGCGCTTCAGCCTTTCGGTTGGATTAGCCATACTGCAAAAGCAAAGAGTGGCTATTTGTCACGAAGAGGTTTGGTGCGTGTTCTGGCGTGGCCGTTTCTGTTTAAAAACTACAGTGTGCGAGACTTGGCTGAGTTTCTCGAAATTTATGGATTGCCTATTCGTTTGGGCAAATACCCAGAGGGAGCAACCGAGAAAGAAAAGGCAACACTGCTTCGTGCGGTCATGAGCATCGGCCATAATGCGGGCGGCATTATTCCGAAAGGGATGGATATCGAATTTCAAAACGCGGCAGACGGCCAGTCTGACCCGTTTATGGCAATGATGACGTGGTGTGAGAAATCACAGTCCAAGGCTATTCTCGGCGGTACGCTCACTTCGCAAGCGGACGGAAAGACAAGCACCAACGCGCTAGGCAATGTGCACAACGAGGTGCGCACTGAAATCCGCAATTTCGATTTAATGCGCTTGGCTCAAACGTTAACGCGCGATGTGATTTATCCGCTCTATGCACTGAACGGCAAGAGCTATCAGCACCCTCGCCGTCACCCTAGGCTGGAATTCGAAATTGCTGAGCCAGAAGACGTTAAAGCGCTCTCTGATTCTTTACCAGGCTTGGTGAATTTGGGCATGCGCATTCCGCTGCAATGGCTGCACGATAAAACGCAAATACCAATGGCAAAAGACGGTGAGCCAGCGCTTGGTTCGCCACGAGCGCTAGAGGCAAAATCCAATCCATCAGCACCCGTAGCAACGGCCAAGCTAAGCGCCGAGATTGAAACGGATGTGAATGATGAGCAAATAAAGCGCCTTCGCTCTGATGCTGCGCCGCTACTCGATGAGATACTTGAGCCAGTGCGCGAGATGGTTGAGGGTGCAACATCGCTCTCTGCGCTGCGCGATGACATTCTTTCATTGCAAGGCGTGATCGGTATTGACCTGCTGGCAGATGAAATGGCAAAGGCCATGGCGGCAGCTGAGCTGGCAGGCATCAGCGATGTAGAGGATGGTATCTGATGCCAACCCAATACGGCTCGCTACCGTTCTCTGAGCAGATCGACTACTTCCGCAGTAAAACTAACGTCACTACGGAGCGTTGGGCGGACATGTGGCAAGAGGCGCATAACCGCAGCTTTACCGTTGCTGGCGCACTGCGTGACGATATGCTGGCCGATTTTCGCAAGGCCGTGGATAAGGCCATCAGCGAAGGTAAGTCTTTAAACTGGTTTAAAAGCCAGTTTAACCAGATTGTGAAGCAGTACGGATGGGAGCATAAAGGTCAAGCGGATTGGCGTGCTCAGGTGATTTACGAGACCAACCTGCGCCAAAGCTACAGCGCAGGCCGAGAGCAGCAGATAGAGGCGCTTAAAGGTTCGCGGCCCTACGGCATTTACAAACACAGCGGCAGCGAGCATCCGCGCCTTGACCACCTTTCTTGGGATAATCTTGTCATCCATCTTGACGATCCGTGGTGGAAAACGCACACGCCGATCAATGGTTATGGCTGCAAATGCAAGAAGCTCACGGCCAGTAAACGCACGCTAGAGAGGCTTGGGCTTGAAGTGACAGGTGCGCCAAACGTTGAGTATTACGATTGGGTGGACAAAGTGACCGGAGAGGTTCACAAAGTGCCAAAGGGGATTGACCCAGGTTTTGATTACACACCAAAAACCAGCGCGCAGTTAACCAGAAAGGTTCAAGAGGCAGTGGGCGCCAAGCCGCCATTGGCCGATCGCCTTCCTGTTCGCGTGGTTGATGACGCTTACTCAACAGTAAAAGGCATCGGCGCTCAGGGTTTGAGTGACTTGCTCTCCTCTCTCGATAGCGAAAGCGTTGCATCACTTCAGGCGTTTATGAGGCGGCATGAAGTGAAGACGCTTTTCTTAAAAGCGGGAGAAATGAATGGAAGCAAAAAGGCCGTATCGATTGCAGGTGAGGTAGAGGCTTATTTGCAAAGTGGCGTTCGCATGCCTGTGGCTAATTACTACACGCGCAATGTTTCAAGAACCAATGGCTTTACAGCCAGAGCCTGGAATCATGTTGTGGTGAAGGCTAAGAGTACCGATAACTTTAAATCGGTTGACGCATCTAAGATTGATGCAGCGATAGCGAGTATACTTAAGCAAGATGCCAAGCCCTGGTCTTTCTCTTCCTCTGTACGCGCTGAGATGAAAAACAATGCAGCAGGCGTAGCATTGACATGGGCACACGAGATAGGCCATCAGGTTTACTACAAGGCAGGAAAGCCAGTATTGAGTGAGGCGCTACTCTCTCAGGCCATTACCCAATATTCAAGGGCTAATGCTGATGAGTGGTTTGCTGAGCATTATGTGGCTTGGTTGTTTTCGCCAAAAGCGTTGCAGCAAAGCAAGCCCGATGTGTATGACTTTATTCAGAAAGTAACAGAGAGTGTGAGATGAGTAATTTAGAAAAGGCGATGACGCTCTTAAACGGCCCCGTTACAGTTGAAGTGCTTAATGGGCTCGATGCGCTTTGCGCCAGTTCACGCGGTGAAGAAGCAGAGCGCATCGCAGATTTATGGGAAGCAGCTTTGGTGCAGGCCAGCCAAGAGGTGATTGACGACTACCACGCCGCAGCGCTAGGTGTCGCATAATGGCGGGCGTTCGCTATTCGGTAAGACTCAACGACTCAGAGATACAAAAGGCTCTAAATCAGCTTATCAAGCGAGGCAGCAATTTAACGCCCGCAATGATGGAGATAGGTGAAGAGCTACTGATTAGCCATGACCAACGTTTTCGCGATCAAAAGTCGCCAGATGGTGTGCCATGGGCTCCGCTTTCCGAAACAACCAAGTCTCTTAAATCGAAGAATGTCGATACCATACTGGTGTTAAATGGTGTTCTGAGCGGCACGCTGAATTATCAGGCGTCGTCGGATAACCTTTTGTTTGGCTCTCCGTTAGAGTATGCCGCGACGCATCAGTTTGGCCGTACAACAACGCCAAATAGCATGATCCCCAACAAGGAGATTCCAGCTCGTCCGTTTCTTGGTGTTGGTGATGGTGATCGAGAAATGATTTTAGAAACCCTATCGGATTATCTTTTAAATGGGTAGAATCGCTCTAATCGATTCTAAGCGTGTTTGATTTGTGTGTTGATACAATCAGACCAATAAAAAAGTTTAAACGAATCTGACGCGATTTAAACACTGTTTAAACTGGGTTGCACCATGTATTTTTGCTCGCGTTCCTCCTTATCCAGATAAATTCCTCAAAAACTACTAATACGGCTCAATTTGGGCCGTTTTTTGTTTTGTCCAAAATAGTCACTGTTAGCCAAGACTTTTAACCGGACAATCACATGAAGAAAAACCAACTTCCCCTTGCTGTTTTAAGTGCTAGCGCATTTGCTGGCTTTGCTACGTTGTCGGCGTCTCTTGATGTTGAAGATGACGGTTGGTATCAGCTTCTTCCTGCTGGCAAGTTTAAAGCGCGTGATGGTCGTCCTCATGATACGGAAGATGGTTATTGGCATTTGGATGCGGAATCGGCAGCGGCATTGATTGCGGCGACTAAATCCACATCAGATAAAGTGCTTATCGATTACGAACACGCCACGCTGCGTGCCAAAGAAACCGGAGCGTCTGCCCCTGCGGCGGCTTGGCTTTCAAGCAGTGATATCGAATGGCGTGAAGGAAAGGGTTTATACATCCGTCCTTCTTGGACAGAAAAAGCCCAGCATCACATCGACGCAAAAGAGTATGCGTTTCTTTCTGCGGTATTCCCTTATGACAAATCCGGTCGCCCTTTGTTGCTGCGCATGGCGGCAATTACCAATGACCCAGGCTTAATTGGCCTTGAGCCGATTGCTGAGCTGGCGGCGGATTTTAATCTCAGTTTTTATCACCCAAAAGGTTCCATCAATCTGTATGGACAAACGGAGGACTATCTCGTGAATGAGTTGCTGAAAAAGTTGCTCGCCAAAGTCGGCATTGATGTGCCAGAAGACGGCGAGCTTACGCAGGAGCAGCAAACCGCTGCGCTCTCTGCGATCGATGCGTTAAAGACAAAGGCCGACACTGCCGAGTCGCTACAAACGCAAGTGGCGGAGCTTTCTGCGCGTGATGGCGTTGATTTAACCAAGTTCGTTCCAGTTGAAGCTTACAACGCGATGGTTAGTCAAGTTGCTGTGCTTTCTGCCGCCTCTTCGGAAATGTCGCTTGAAAAAGTGATGGCTGATGCAAAAGCCGAAGGCAAGGTGATTGAATCGGAAATCGAATACCTAACCCAGTTCGGTCAGCAGCAAGGCGTCGCGGCACTTTCTGCGATGCTTGAAAAGCGCCCTGCGATTGCTGCGCTAACTGCAAAGCAAACCAAAACACAAACGCCGCCAGCGGATCATCAAAAGAAAGATGGTGATCTGTCTCAAGAAGAACTTGCCGTACTGAGCGCAACGGGTTTAACCCAAGAGCAGTACTTGGCAGCAAAAGAAGGATAAGCCGTCATGAGCTCAGTTTATGCACGTCGCGCTGGCATTAAGCGCGCCTACCCTATGAAAGCCTCGGTCAAGATTGGTGCTGTGAATCCGGTGTTCTTGCTGGCTGGTTTGGCGGTTCCTTTCGCCTCTGCCGATGGCACGGCAAAGTTTGCAGGTATCGCAACCTTTGAAAAGGACAATGTGGGTGCCGATGGTGAATTGTGGGTTGAAGTTGAGCATCAAGAGTTTGCTCTCGTCAACTCTGGTGATGTGGTGAACGCAAGCGTAGGCAGTACGGCTTACTTTGCGAGTGCGACGTCTGTCTCCATCGACAGCAGCACAGACTCTCGCCCAGTCGCAGGCATCATCACCCAGCTTGAAGGTGATCTTGTGTGGATTAGTCCTGCCGTGGCGTAAGCCTTGGCAGTTTCAGATTACGTAGCGTAGGAGCTATCAAATGATTACATCAGGTGCAAACCTATCGATTTTGTACACGGCTGTGAAGGCAAACTTTCAGCAAGGCCGTGGCATGTATACGCCAATGTGGAGCAAGGTGGCCACGCTGGTTCCTTCAACTACGGGCACGGAGAACTATTCATGGCTTGGTGAATTCTCTCGCTTGCGTGAATGGATTGGCGAGCGCCAGATTAACCGTATGAAGTTGCACGGTTACTCGCTCACCAACAAAAAGTTTGAAGCGACGGAAGGCATTCCTCGCGAATACGTTGAAGATGATACCTATGGCGTGATGATGCCTAAATTCCAAGACATGGGATATGCAGCGGAATCTCACCCAGACGAAATGACCTTTGCTTTGCTGGCAGCTGGCTTTACCACCAAGTGTTATGACGGACAATTCTTCTTCGATACGGACCACCCAGTGGGCGAAGAAGGTCAAACAGCCTCGATTTCTAACATGCAGGCGGGCTCGGGTAAGCCTTGGTTCTTGCTCGATACAAGCCGTCCGCTTAAGCCGCTTATCTATCAAAAGCGCAAAGATTACAACCTAACCAACAAGACCGACGCGTCAAACTCTGATCACGTTTATATGCTGGATGAATTCCTGTATGGCGTTGATGCTCGTGGTAATTGGGGTTTTGGTTTCTGGCAACAAGCCTTTGCCTCTAAAGAGACTCTGAATGAAACCAACTTCGACTCTGCGGTGCAGAAGATGATGGAGTTTAAATCCGACAAAGGTCGCCCGCTTGGCATCAAGCCATCTCTATTGGTGGTTGGCCCGTCAAACCGTGCAGCGGCTCGCGCCCTGATCGAGACCGAACGCAAAGCGGATGGTGGCGACAACCCGAACTACAAAGCGGTTGAATTACTTGTGGTGCCTTGGTTGGAATAGCAGCCGTTTAGATCAGCATAGATAGGCGCCAGCCAACACATGCGCCTATCTGGTTAAGTTTTGGAGAGACAATGCAATGTCTGAAGAAGTTAAAAACATTCTTGTTATCAGTGCTGCGCATGACGGTTACCGCCGTGCGGGGATGGCTTTCAAGAATGGCGAAAACCTGCTGCCAGCCAGCCAGTTTACCGAAGCTCAGTTGGCGCAAATTCAAGCCGATCCGCATCTTCGATATGAGCTACATCAAGAAGATGTTGATGGTGGCGATGCATCGGGGTCCGTGGACGGGGTTTCGGGTGGCGTTGGCTTGATGGATGCCATCAAGCAGCTAGACCTAAGCAACGATGCGCACTTCACCAAAAGCGGCAAGCCAGAGCTAAAAGCGCTGTCTGCCATTGTTGGTCGTAACGTGACTGGTGCAGAGCGCGATGAAGTTTGGACCGCGATGCAAGAAGCGGCTGACGCGGCAAGCGGAGAGTAATGATGTACTGCACAGCGGACGATATGATCAAGCGCTTTGAGCGAAACGAGCTGGTAGAACTAACGGACAAGGACGGCTCAACAGGTGACATTGTGATGCCTGTTCTTGACCAAGCCATTGCTGACGCAACCAGCACCATTAATGGCTACCTTTCGGGTATTGTTCGCCTTCCGCTCTCTAGCCCGCCAGAGAATTTGAATCGTCTCTGTGCTGATATTGCTCGTTACTTCCTGTATGACGATGTGCTCGATGACGCGCATCAAGCGGCGCGTCGTTACAAAGAAGGCATGGATTATTTGAAGCTGGTTGCGGGCGGAAAAATTCGCCTAGACATGCCAGTTGAAGACGCAAACGCCAGTGCGACCAACCTTGCGGAGTTCTATAGCGCTGGCAGCGTGTTTGCGCGAGACAAGTCGAAGGGCTTTTTATGATTGATATCGCTGATCTGGTCACAAGGCTTTCAGATAAGAGCGCAAAAACGCCGCCTTGGGTAGATGTGAAAGAAATCTCAGACCTATCAACGCTAGACATCAGCAGAAGCGGAACGCGTGGCATAACGGTGTTTGTGTTCTCGCAGGGTGAGCGAGTGGCGGCGGATGTTCGCGGCTCTGGCCCATATCTTCAAACCGTCACCGAAACCATTGGCGTGCTGATTGTCGCCAAGGTAGTGAACGATAACAAATTTGATTTCACGCCCGTTCGTCAAGCATTGCGTGAGCGCCTGTTTGGCTGGTCGCCCAATGCGGATTATGAGCCTTTCTGGCTTGGCGATGGTCGATTGATGAACGTGCAAAAAGGCCAGGTAACTTGGCTGGATAATTTCATTACTGAATACACAGAGGATCAGAATCGCTATGGCTCGTAAAGCTCGAAAAAAAGTGATCGCTTATGCCACAGAAACAACTTACGGGCAGGATGCGATCGACGGGGGCACACCTAAATATCTTCTTGGTCGTGAGTTCTCAATTACGCCAATGGCTGGCGAGTCCACTCCGCTGGATTACGATGACGGTTTGCTTGGCAACTCTGGTGAAATTGTCACTGAGTTATATGTCACAGTGGAATTCACGGTAGACCTTGCCTCCGGCGGCGCAGCAGCAACGCCTGCGCCTTGGGGTGATCTCATGAAGGCTTGCCTTCGCTCCGTGACAACAGGTGCTGATAGCAGTACTTACGCTATTGACGATGCGGTTGAATCTTCACTCACGCTTTATTTCTACCAAAGCGGAGTGCTGCACAAAGTCACCGGTGCTCGTGGCTCTTTATCCATGGCGGCGAACGCGAAGAGCTTCGGTGGTATTACGTTTAGCTTCTCTGGTTTGTTCAGTGTGGTGAGTGCCTCTGCATTGCCTGCGGCGGATTTTACGCCATGGAAAACACCGTTAAAGATTGGCGTGGAGAACTCCGCGTTCACCATTGACGCTGCGCCAGTCAAAATGATTTCGCTTGAGTATGACCAAGCAAACAGCGTGGTTTACCAAGAGTACGTTGGTCATGAGGAAGTCATCATTACCGACTTTGCGCCAACAGGTACTCTGGTGATTGAGGCACCAGACCTCGCCACCTTTGATCCATTTGCAGCGGCAAAGGCGGCGCAGCCTCATGCACTGGTCTTTACCAATGGCCCTGTTGGCAATCAGGTCGAGTTTTCTAGCACCAAGGTGCAACTTGGCCGACCAACCTACGCAGACCAGGACGGAACGCAAACCTACAGCATTCCGCTGCGGTTCTTGGGCAACAGTGACAGGTTCGTCACGCGCTAATCCAATCTAAAGCGCTCTTTATGGGCGCTTTAATCCCCATTCAAACCCGAATTAAAGAGAGACGACGAATGTTTAAAGTAACAAGCGAATGTTTGGTGAAGAGTTGGCCTGCGGTGGTTGAAATGCCAGCAGATGGCGGTGTGATTGACAAGTTTAATATCACGCTTGATCTGCTCATTCTCGATGTGAATGAAAACGGCAAGGTGCTTAATGGCGACAAAAAGGCGCTCAAGAACATTGTTAAAGGTTGGTCAGGTATTTTTGATAAAGACGGCAAAGAAATGCTGTTTAACGACGCCAACCTAGACGCCCTGCTTCTTAACCAATTTTTCGTTATTGCGGTTTTCCGCGCTTATACCCAAGCCTCTAACGGTCAGGCCGCTGAAAAAAACTGATAGATGCGGTGCGCTCTTTTATGAGGGCGCCCGCCGTTTCGCCACAGGACGATAGCGAGTGGCAAGCAGAGAAAGCCCTTTGGGGCATCGAAGATTTAGATGAAGAGCCGGAGGATGAAAGCATATTGCTCTGGCAGGAAAACTGGGATGCAGTGATGTGGTGGTTATCCATTCCCTGCTTTCTCAAGTGGAATATGGGGGCTTGTCTTGGCATGGATGTATTTGCCGTTAAGGCGGATGCGGAAATGAGCGCAAGGAGCATCAACCCAGACGATTACAACAAGCTCAAAGTGATCGCAAGAACAGTGACCGAGGAACTCAATGGCAGGAAACAGTAAAGATCTTGTTTTAAAGCTGAGATTTAATGCCGAGAACAAAGAGTTCATTGGTCAAGTCAAAAGCTCTGCCAACGTAGTGGATGATTTGGGCAACAAATCAAACAAGGCGGGCGCGGGGCTAAAAACGCTTTCTAAAGAGTCGAAATCGGCAGGTGTCGATCTCTCCTCTCTCAAATCTCAGGTGCTTGGTTTGGCTGGCGGTTTCTCGGCGCTGGCCGTGGCTATCAACGCAAAAGATACGCTAGGCCAATACCAAGACATGCGCACGCAAATCACGGCGTTGGTGGGCGGTAAGGAGCAGTGGCTGCAAACGGAGCAGTACCTCAACCAGGTTGCTGAAGAGCACAACAAGACCATTCTCGATATGGCTCAAAGCTATGCGCGTCTTTCTGTGCTTCAAGAGGCTGGCTTGGTGACGCAGCGTGAAACCATGATGCTGTTTGAGGGTATGAGCAACGCCCAGAGTCAATTGGGCGCAACTACAACGCAGCTAGACCAAGCCATGTATGGCTTATCTCAGGCGTTGGCTTCACCAATTGTTCGCGCGGAAGAGTTAAATCAAGTGGTTGAACCTTTGCCAGGTTTGCTCAATAAGCTTGATAAAGCGGCAGGGCTGAATGCAGGCGGATTCCGCCAGATGATGCTTGATGGCAAAGTCACCAGTGACTTCTTCAAAACCACGCTGATTAAAGCGTTGGCAGATTACGAAGGCGCGGCAGCGCGAACGGCGCAAAATGTCAACGCGCAGCAGGCGGCGTTTTCTCGCTCTTATCAGCAGATGGTTCTTGCGTTTGAAAAACCCATTTCAACCGTGTTCTCAAACTCCATCTCTGCCAGCGTTTCAGTGCTCGATACTTTCGCGGCCAATGCGGATCTCATTACTGATTTGGTTGGCGTAGCCTTGTTTGCTGCTATGGGCCGTGGTGCGGCGGCCGTGGCCTCGATGACGAAAGTCAAAATAAGAGACATTGCGGCAGATCGACAAAAGATCGTGGCAGAACAACAAAAGAACGTGGTCGAGCTGGCCTCGATTCAATCTGAAATTCGCCATTTGGAAGTGATGCGCGCCACCAATGCGCAGCGCTTTGCGGCAACGGGCGCAGTGAACGCACTGGCCGCGGCTGAAGCGAGAGAGAAAGTGGTGAAAGATGCGCTTGCTGCTTCACAGGCTCGCCTTAATGTGACCATGCGCGCTGGCTCTGTTCTGATGGGTGCGTTAGGTGGCCCGCTCGGCATCGCAATGATGGCGGCGGGTGCGATTGGCTACTTTGCTTTGACGTCGGATCAAGCAAAAGACAGCAGTGAAGGCCTAAAAGACGAGCTGAGCAAGCTGATTTCAGAGTACAAGGAGTTAAACGAAGTTGGTAAAGAGCGCTTTGCTCAAAATCTTGCCAATGGTGCCGTTGAGGCTCGCAGAGCGCTCATTGATACTCAGATCGCCATCAATAAAGTGAAGAGCGAGCTTGCAGATGCTGAGCGCTCCGGATCTCCTTTGATGGTGCAGAAGCGCATTGAGCTAAGTTCGCTTGAAGCTCAGGCCGAAAAATTCGAACAGGCAGTGGTTAAGTCTAACGCTGCCTACCAAGAGCTTCTAAAAACAAATACAGATGGCAAATGGCAAGAGCCAGTTGGCGAAGGCTCTCAAACAGAGGAGCAAGAAAAAGCCCTAAAAGCGGGCGAGCGAATGTTAGAGAACCTAGCCAAGCAAGCGGCACTTTATGGCAACACATCGGAAGTGGCTCGCGTTCGTTACGAAATCGAAAAGGGTTCACTGCAAGGCATCAACGACCAGCTCAAAGAGCAGCTGTTACTGCAAGCAAGGATCATCGACCAAAAACGCGCCGCAGAAGAAAACCCGAAAGAAGAGCCAAAGACAGACAAGATCGATGACTTCTTCGACTCTTCCGATGATCTGAATTCGAGCTATCTGCAACGTTTGGCCATTCAGGCGGATTATGAAAACCGAGCCAAGATACAAGAGCAATACGCCTACGCAGAGCGGCAAGAACAGTTAAAACTGCGGTTT